GCCGTGAGCAATATCAAGATAAGCCAGTTTATCAACGAACCGTGGCGGGACGTTGGGTTGGATGCGGAGAAACGAGGGCTTGAAATCTGCAAGCGCAACCAGATTGAGAAACCGGAAGCCAACATGGCAATGATTATTGGATTGTGCGATATCATAACCAAGCTAGAGCAGGAGAACGACGCCATGAGAGCCGATCTGCTGCTCTGGCGGGAGGACAAATGGCGTGAGTGATACACCGAGAACAGATAAGGAGTCATTCTTTCCGCATGATTCCAAGTATAAGGTTTGCGACGAAGACTTTGCCAAACAACTCGAACGCGAACTCAACGAAGCAAAGGAACTCATAAAACGATTAGAAGTGGCAGCGTGGAAAAACTACAACAATGCCCATAAGAAAGAGGATAAGCCGTGAACATTGAACAACGACTGCTTTACATAGCGGAAGATCCGTTTGGCCTGTGTGATAAAAACTCACTGCGCAAAATTGCTCTGGAGGTCCGTAAAATAGAAGACCGCATCAAACAACTCGAAACCGAGAACGACGCAATGCGAGCGGACTTACTGTTGTGGCGGGAGGCAAAGCCGTGAGCTTGCTTGAAAAATTAGGTCTATCAAAGGAATCAATGGAGAAGATGCTTGGTGTCGTCGCTCCATTAAAAAAGACTAAAATTAAACGCTATCGGAGATACGAAACTGTTCCAGCGGATATCCGCGAAGCTATTCTAAGAGAGAACCCAAGTTACACTTGCCGAGAGTTGGCTAAAAAATACGGCATCTCAGCTTCAACCATATGGGACATAAGAGACAGTAAATCCAAAATTGAATGACAATAAGAAATGATTCATACATCCCGAAGCGCGGACATATACCACAAGCAGTAGTGTTAGAAGTATTACAAGACCTTCAGAACAATAGAACATACAGACAAATCAAAGAAGACTACGCCGTCAGCATAGGTTGGATACACAAAATCAGACACAATAAGACCAGAAAATGAACATACTCAACGAAATCAAAAGCGGGATATCCAGATTGCTTGGGGTCCACAAGACGCTGGAGACCAAAGAGGCTCCGAGAACTCTAAAGCCCAAACGCACAGCAAAGCGTGGAAGGGGACGACCAAAGGGGATGAAGATCCCTCGGGAGATTGTCGATGCGGTGCTGCAAGCAGACAAGAGCGTCAGCAACAAACAGTTGGCTGCCAAGTATCGCGTTTCCTACTTTTGGATCTGGAGCGTGAGGTCTAAAAAGCTAAGGCTCAAGCGATGAAATACCTGTCAAAGACTAAGCCAACCGTCGAGGTTGAGTTTGTCGCCGAAGCTCAACTAAGGATCGGAGAGACTAAGAGGCTCTGCGTGATCTACCAACGAGGGGAGATCTTCTACGTTCGACCGAAGGCTGAGTTTTTTGATAAGTTTGATCTCGACAAGTCTGTGATCCCGAGTTAAAGAACACCAGTCGATACGAGCCGTGAGAAGCCAACATCGACGCAAAAGATAATCCATGTACAACCATTTTAGTCCCCCATCCATCGTGTATGTCCCGTTGATTATCCGGGAGTTCTCACCACGCTGGATTGGGGGATTTTGGTTTTACCATGACATATTCCGAAAAACTTAGAGATCCCCGTTGGCAGCGTAAACGACTGTCGATCATGCAACGTGACGACTGGCAATGTAGACATTGTCAATCGAAGGACAAGACGCTGACGGTTCACCATTACCTTTACTCTGGAAATCCTTGGGAAGTAGACGATCAGTTTCTTGTTACTCTTTGTGAGGATTGCCATCAGCAAAGGCAGGATCTTGATTCAGACGCAAAACTGATGGTCGCCCAAATATCATCACAAATGGATTCAAATGAGTTCCATGAGTTTGTTGGAAGACTTGCCAGCTTTGTCCTCATTAAGCAGGACGAGAAAGAAACCCAATGAGAATCCGTACCATAAAACCAGAGTTCTTTACGCACGAAGGACTCTTTGAAGCCGAAGCCGCGACAGGGTTGCCAATAAGGATCGCATTCGCTGGACTATGGTGCGTTGCAGACCGTGAAGGTCGCTTTAAGTGGGAACCAAGACGCATTGGAGTTCAGATACTCCCGTATGATGGAATAGACTTTTCACGCGTACTCGACGCGTTGACCACGCGTGGTTTCATTGTCAAGTATCGCGTGAATGACGCGTGGTTTGGCAGTATTCCAAGCTTCGGGAAACATCAGGTCATCAATAACCGAGAATCATCGTCTAGCCTTCCTGATTGGTCACTGAATGAGGCTTTTTGCGAAGGAATTGACGCGTCAGTCACGCGTGAGCCACGCGATGACCACGCCAGCAAAGAGGAAGGGAAGGGAAAGGAACAGGAAAGGAAGGAAGGAGATATTTGCCCTCAACCTAATCCCGAACTCGATTCGCTTCGCTCTCGGATAAACAAATGGTTTCGCAGACGAGAAGGAACCGATTGGCAACCCGCTGAACTCAAAGCTCTCAAGCTTGTGGTCAAGCTTAAGACCTCCGAGTCAGACCTTCAGCTTCTCGATGCTCGTTACGAGACTAAGAACAAGTATCGACGCAAAGACATTATGACTCTGCTCAACAATTGGAACACTGAGATTGATCGCTGTAAGTCTGGGGACGATGACTCACAGCAAGCTTTATCAATAGCCGGTCAACCGAAGACCGTTCTCTCAGAAAACATTGCTGACTACTTATGAGCGATCCCTTTTTTGCTGAAGACGATGAGTTTGGTCTTATTGGAGCGTGTATCGCTGGAGGCTCTGACATTTGCTTTGACGCATTCGCTGAAGTTCCAACAGCAGCAATTCAAAACGAACAACTGGCTTTAACTTACGAAACCATAAAAAGCCTCATCACTCAAAACAAGCGAGTGACATTGCCGGAATTAATGAAGGAATGGAAGCGAACCATTACAAGTTCAGCAGTACCATTTGAAGCTTGGAACCGCTGCGATGAACTTTGCCCATCACCATCCGGTTACCCGATGTTCGCCAAGAGCGTTCTAGAAGCCCATCACCGTCGCCAGTTACGTTTTGCCGGAGACCGCTTGATTCGCGATTCCGCTGTGGTCACCCTAACCGTGGATCAAATCGTCGCTAATGCCGAGCAGGGACTCAGCGTTGAGGCATCCAAAGACGATCTTCAATCCAGCAAGTCCGTTGTCAGCCGATTTATCGACTCGACGCAAGAGCGGTTCAACCGACGAGGACAGTTGAGCGGGATCAATACCGGCTTCTTTCGACTCAACCAAATGACCGATGGATTGCAACTTGGAGAACTCGCTATTATAGCAGCACGACCATCCATTGGAAAGACCGCTATGGCGATTGCTATCGCTAAAGCAGCAACGATAGAAGACCAAGTCCCAACCTTATTCATATCACTAGAAATGTCTGATGAAGCTATTATTAGAAGAATGGTTTCAACTGTTGGGTCTATTCCAATGCAAGATATTAAGACCGGCGAGATGGATCAGGGAGGTATTAAAGCTATGAGCACCGCATCAGCTAAGATCGCAGCCAGTCCATTACACTTTGCCTCTGGCTCCTCGGTGACCAACATATCGTCCATCACAGCAGTGATCCGCAGAGCAGTCCGCAAGTGGGGAGTGCGGTTAGTTTTGATCGACTACATTCAGAAGATCCACGGCAGCAAAGGAGCCGAGAAGAAAACCTACGAGATAGGCGAAGTCAGCGGTAAGCTCAAAAGCATTGCGGTTGATACTAAGACCGCCATCGTCGCTCTAGCGCAACTCAACCGAGAAAACGAAAAAGATAAAGGTCGCTCACCTCGCCTTTCAGACATAGGGGAGTCAGGACAGGTGGAGCGCGATGGGGATCTGGTGATGCTCCTGAACCGAGACCGCAATCAACCGCAGGGGGAAGCCATGGTCGCAATCGCAAAGCAACGCGACGGTGAATGTGGAGCCGTAAAGCTCTGGTACGATGGACGCTTCTGTCGGTTCTCTGAGTGCGGTATGGATACTTAAGTTTAAAAACCCAACGACAGGTTGACTCCCCTAAACAAGTCTGCCAACCTATCACCGGACCTAAGTCCAACATAAACACCATGATAACCGGAAAGATTGACGTAACTAAAGTAGACAAGACCCATCTCTTCAAAGGTAAGGCTGGAACATATTTGGACATTGCTCTCATTACCAATAAGGCTGGCCGCGACCAGTATGGTAACGATGGTATGATTGTTCAGTCTGTATCTAAGCAAGCCAGACAAGATGGACATAAAGGTCCAATCCTCGGTAACTATGTAGAGACAGCCAACCGTGAGCCTAAGCAAGCAACCAAGAAGGTAACCGCTAACGATCCTCTTGGACCTGAAGATGACATTCCCTTTTGATATACAACAAACCATTTAACACCATGACAACTACCGCAGAGTTCTTTGAAGATACTAAGTCAGCAACTCCACGTTGTGACGCTGAGATAGAGAAGCTAAGGAAGCATTATCCGATACTAACGTTAACCGTTGTATTTGCATTAGCTCGTAAGCTGGAGATAGAGTTGATTCAATCCAATAACTCCATCGTTGATCTGCTCAACCAGATCGAAGCGATACAAGAAAAGAACCAACAGTAATATGGGAGGCGTACACAAATACCTTACTCGTCAAGTCCAAGACGGTGAGATCTCTAAGGATGATCTGCTTGAATCACAGAGGAAACTAAGTCTTTTAAATCAAGCACCATCACTTGTGCTTAGTGCTATTGCTAAAGGCTGGATGAAGTATCCCGACAAGCTAGAGACTATTACCGAGGAAGAAGAGACCGCTAAGTGGATTGATACCTACGACTGCGAGAGAGCCTATCACAACAGAGTTAAAGGCATGACATACCGTGAGATCGGTAAGCTAATGGGCTGCGGTATGAATCGAGTGAGTGCCATCCTTCATCACGGCGAGAACATTGTGTTGCAACGTAAGATGAAATCATTAGGTCATACTATTGTAAGTATCCCTAGTAAAGCTACAGTACAGGAACATATCACTAATGCTAAGAGCAAGACCAAATCAAAGCCGTGATGCGCTACAGTATAACAGATTGTTTAATGCTACTAGGTATAACGCTTTGCCTACCTAATGCAATAATGTTAGGAGGCTCCCAGCTATGTCTAATACGCAGGTGATCGCGCGGG